GATATACATACCAATGCCAGGTTCCTTTGCCAATGCTTCGATCTGCTTCTTGTTTAATACCATTGATTAGCACATTACTACGAGGATCAAAAATTCCGTTCTCGTCTGCAACTGCAATATCTGAAAACTCATCAGCGCCAGTGCTATACTTAATTTCGCCATCGACGATTTCAGTATAATTGGCAACAACTTGACCAAATCGAATTTCAGCCTTATCTACAGAAATTGCCAGGTGTTTGGTTCCTGAAAAGTCCAACGGAATTTCAAAGGTAAACAAAGTCGGTGCTGTCAATGAGGATTCATTGTCTGGTGCCATTTCAACCAAATTAACTTCGCCTGAAAATATTGTTACGCCATCTAAAATAGCTGTGATTGCAGCCGGGCTGTTGCCTGTTCCCCATCCTAATATTTTAACGGTTCTGTTTGTCATGATGCCAATCTCCTGTGCTATTATTTATCAATGCTTATTTACGCTCAATATCTTCTTCAATACAGCTTTGTCCATATTGTATTTCTACTATTTTACATGGTTGCGTAAAAGGATTAGATAATCGATGCCAATTGCCCACTGGAATATCTACAGTTTGATGTGTATCCAGTAATAACGTGCTAAAATCTGTTTCAACTTTGCAGTTACCTTCTTGCACTACCCAGTATTCTCTGCGTTGGGCGTGTCGTTGCATACTTAGACTTCGTCCTGGATCTACTACAAGTTCTTTGACTTTCATGCCAGGAGCTTCGTGTAAGACACGATAGTAGCCCCATGGACGTAGTGTTTTAGGTGCTTTCCATTCTTGTAATATCCAACTACTACTATTGGCTTTATTTTCACCGCCAACACCAAATACAAAGGATAAATTTTTATCGTCACAATCCATTTCTGGAATGTTTGTGGCAGTTCGATCCCCACCATTGGCAAATATCAACTCAGCGTCTGGATAGTGTGCTCTTGCCTGCTGAATAAAATGCTTTGCCGATCCATCTTCATCGTCAAACGTATAAACTTCGTCAACCATAGTAAGGTTGTTTATAATACACAGTCGTTCGTTCCAAGGCATAAATGCACGACCTTTTTTACGCTCTAACCATTCGTCGCTATTAATACCAACAAGTAACATGTCACCAAGCAGTCGAGCCGCTTTAAGATATGCAATATGTCCCGAATGTATAGGATCAAATCCACCGGTAACTAATACAATTTTCATAAGTTCTCTCAAACCGCCATGCTCAATAAGCTATGATCTACCCAAGGAACAACTAAATCTTGTTGTCTTAAAGCATTATGCCCATAGATACTTTTTGCCGCAGTTTCGGGTAGTAGGTTTAATTCTACCAGACGATGCCAGTCTGTTTCTCTCGGCTTCATCGGCTCATGCTCGCTGCGATATACAATAGCATGTAACCACGGATCTCCTGGCATTTGTTTAAAAAAGCCAGCACCACAATCCCAACCTGCTGTGGCTAACATATACATAAGACTAACCATAGTGTGATGATAATAACAACCGTTTGGTAATGTATAATCAAGTTGGCGACGATATATTTGTTGCGTTACCGGTATTGTTAATGATAGCATTCCGCCTGGGCTAGCAATATGCCACCAGTTGCTTAATGTCTGTATTGGATCTCGAGCAAATTGAAAAGCATCGTGGCACCATAATATATCAAAACCGTCGGCTGGTGCGTATATTTTATCTTCAAAGTTATTACGCTGATATGTAATATTTTTATGATCGTGCGCAACAGGAAGATTTTCAGCTAAGTCAACACCTACACACTCAATGTTCAAAGGCTCTGGAACATCATCACGAGTTTCTCGCGTTGCCCACCACACCAGATCATCACCTGTGCCACAGCCAAGATCAACCATGGTTCGAATACTCAGCATGAAGTCATCATACTCAAATAGTTGATTTAATGTTTCAAGACTGTGTTGATGACTATCACCAGGATGTATAAACATTATACCTGCACGTCTTCCATGCCCGCGGCTCTGAGTCTTACAATATGTCCAAGCATAAAGTTTTTACTTTCCATACCTTTAAGTATTCCTAGGTATCGATTACGCAACAAAGCTACTTCATTGATTAGAGTTTCAAACTCAATTACTTCTTCCTCGCCGTCAACATATTTTTCTGCGTCACGACTTGACAAAGAGCGAGCATAACCTTCTAGATATTTTTGAAAATATTTACGACGTATTTTTCTAAGTTGTATATTAAGATAGTTTAATACAGCTTCGATTTCTTGTAACTGATTAAATCTATGTTCGGTGATACCAGGCAATGCTGTAATATTTTTTTCAATTAATCCGCCAACTCGACAGTCGTTTTTAGCGTCAGCAAGTTCACGTTCATAATGAGAAATAAAATCAGGTAGATTGCCTAGATCTGATACAACTTTGCTATACCACATTAATAGTCGTCGTCCTCTTCAAAGTCGTCCTCGTCGTAATCTTCTTCTTCCTCATCATCGGCGTGATCTTTAAGATAACTTGCTAGGGCAGATTTGACACCTGAGTCGTTTTTAAATACAGATTTAATATCAGCGGCATCGACATCGTTATCAATAAGCACTGCTACTAATGTTTCTGCGGCTTCGTCGCGATCCTGTGGATTAACGTAACGCTTGAGTTCGTCCCAAATCTCTTTACTTAATTCTACTGACATTCTTATTCCTCCGAGGTATCTTCATCAATACTTAGTTCTGTTGACTCAATTGGTTGCTTGCCAAACTCACTGATAATTGTATCTAAACAACCATCTTCGTTGGCTTCCCACTTTTTACGGAACTGTTTAATGATTTCACCATCTAATGTAGTGTAAACTAAACTGTTGCCTTCTTTCTTAAGTAGGCCTTTTTTCTCAGCCAAGTCTACCATGCCTGAATATGGGCTCATACCTGTTGCGTAAGGGATCTTGACTTGCACACCTTCAAACGGTTTAGCGTAGCGTGTTTTCATAATCTTACAACCGGCACGGATACCATTTACTTCAGTTACCTTGTTGCCATCCTCATCTTCTTTCAGCTTCATCTTCTTCATAGCAACTACAATAGAACTAGCATAGATAAAACCTTGTCCGCCGGAGATCTTGTCATCCGGATCAAACATATCTTGACTTGCATAAGTGTGGTTTGTGCAAACCATGCCTACGTTGTAACTACCAAACATGTTTACACAGTTACGAACAAGTGCTGTAAGTGCTTTAGGTTTACGACCCATGTCGCCTTTTAAGTCACCTGCTTCAAACTGGTTCATATCAGTAGGAGTTAACAACATACCTAACGAGTCAATAACAAACAACACTTTCATGCGCTCGCCATCTGGCAAGGCTTTGTAGTCTGTCATAAATGTTGAAATAGTTTTAGCTACGTCATCAATCATGGCCATGTTAAGTTTAAGTAACTTATCTTCTGAGGTATCAACACCCAGGGCATGTAACCATGTTTCGTCAAGTGCGTTTTCACTATCAACTAGGATAACAAAGATACCTTGTTCTTGTGCGTGTTTAACAATGTTACCAGAACAAATGTATGACTTACCTGCGCCAGATTCTCCGGCAAACACTGTTACCTTGCCTAGTGGAATACCTTTATTAAAGTCGCCACTGATAAGATAGTTCAACGCAAAGTTACCTGTGCTGATCCAATCTGTTGGATCGTTAAATCCAATACTAAGACCATCAATGCTCTTAGTGATGTCCTTGCGGAACTTGCTAATATCAAACGGTTTTGCCATGATTAATTTCCTTCTTTAAGTTTGTATAATTCTGTAAAAATCTTACTGCTGTCTACTCCACGCCTTTGATCCATTGTTGCTAGTTGTTCAAATGATCGTTTTAAATTTTGTTCAATTGGTTGTTCTATATAATGTAACATATTACGATAGCTGTCTTCAAGCAAATAACCAGGTTGCTCATTAATTTTTGATTCCAATTTATTCTTTAATAATTTTAACACATCTTTAGGCAAATGCCTAATGTTTAGGTAGTCCGGCGTTAATAATGCTCCGATAATAAAACTGTTATTATGGAATCCTAACCCTTTAAGGTAATCAACGCACTCAAATATTGTATTGTAATTTAGCAGGAACCATAGCATGTTAAAACTTATCTTATGGTTGTGTTGCCTGATGGTATTTAAATTATCCAAAAAGTCAATCCAGCGACCGCCAAATCGTATGTATTCAAATTCATTGCCCTGGGTTTCAACACTTACAGTCCAATGAACATTTTTAAACTTGCATATAGCATCAAACACACCAGTATCAACTTTACTAAGGTTAGTGTTTATTCTGAGATTAACATCAGGATTCAATTCTTTAAGTAACTCTAAATTCTCTTTCATTAATAACGGCTCGCCGCCGGCCAAATACACATGTTTTAATTTCTTAGCATGTCGGTAAATGTATTCTCTAAAGTTGGACAACTGTTCTTCCGTTGGGGTATTAAATTGCACGTTCAACTCGTTGGCCCATTTACTACTAAATTCAGGACTGCAATACACACAAGAAAAATTACATAAGTTAGTCCATCGAACATCGATTGCTTGTAAATCATGATTACCGACTTGATATGTATCTATTGGAGTTTTTTTAAACTCCTTTATATAAAAAATTCTATCGCTAATAATATCAAATCCATCTTTTCCCTGTTCTAAATTATAGCAGGTATGGCAACCTGCAGCCGGCGAATTGTTTATTATATTTTCTTGTTTAGTTAGGTTAACAGGACCTAAAAGTATTTGTTCAATAGGAGTATCTTTGATATTTCCTAATTGTCCTGTTGTTTTATCACTGCGAATACAATTTTTTACTGTGCCATCAAAGTTATACATCAATCCAGTCCAAGGCATAGGACAAAACTGTCGATTTGTCAGTATATCTTTGGGTGTCATTTATTCAAAGGTCCTAAAGATATATCTGGTATTGATAGATTATTGTTGTTAGCCATGTCAAACAAATCTAATAATGTTCGTGCCCAGTTATTAACATCAGCTGCAGGTGGAACTGTTTTGTCTGGACTAGTGGCTATGTTACCGGGTCTGACTAGTATAATTTTTACTCCAAGTCGACGATATCGTATTTGTTGAACCGCTTCTTCTAGTGCAACTTTTTGTAAACGATAATGATCCATGTCCAGTCCAGCTAACGACGATACAGGTTCTTGAGTCATCATCGTGCTGATTACAATAATGTGTTTCCATGTTCCTTGCCAACGATTAGCCATTTCAAATAACAATTCTGTTTGCGCATATCCAGCTTGTGCGTTATTAACAAATATATCGCATGGTTCAATTTGATCACAGATTTTGGGTGTGTTGCGAATGTTATTACCTTCGCGCTGACTAAGACCTATAACTTCGTGTCCGTCAAGGAGGTATTCGTTGGCTAGAGCTTGTCCTATGCCTGCGGTATGTCCTGTAATTGCTATTTTCAATCAATGCCTCTGAGTCGTTTTTGTTTTGCTATATATGCAGTTCTACTCTCAACGTCAGTATTATCAACACTTAATTCAAATGGACTTTTTAAATAAGCATAACTGTGATCAATTCCGTGTTCTTGAGCAAACTTTTGAATATTAGGTAAATCATCTACATTCAATACGCTGACTGTGGTCCATAAATTTAACTTCACTGGCATTTTTTGATATGTCATTAAATTATTATAAAATTCATGCCAAGGTATAGGCCAACGCACGAATTCAAAGACTGACCCTATTCCGTCACAACTAACGGTAACAGTAACTTCTATACCTTGATTGGCTATATCGACTAACTCGGTTAACACAGTGCTACAATTTGTATTAAGACGTAATGTTTTGAGATTAGGAGGTAAGTTTGCCAGCAATCGTTTATAATTTTTACTGTAACTTGGCTCACCACCATTGATATCTAAATGAACAATTCTTTCTTGTGGTAATTTATAAAACTGATCAATATTATTAATTATAGGAAATCCGGGGCCATTTAAACTACCTATTCTACTACTTAATTTTTCATTACACGTTTGGCAAGCGGCATTACATAAATTATCTAAAACACCTCCTACTTGTAGATAATCTTCCTGGTCAGTTTGACTGTCTGATTTTATAGCATACATTCTTATACTGTCTGGTTCAGTTTCTTGACAGCGAACACACTCAGCAGGCCAATAGTTGTTGGCCATTTTTTCTTTAGTTTTTTCTAGCCAGATACTTGATTCCATTAACTCTAGTGAGTCAAACTGTGGCGGATTGACCATGTGGCCGCAACGGCTAACTGTGCCGTTTGGATTAAAGCGAACAAAATGATCGAGTCTAGGACAATGCATAAGTTGGACTTAAAATTTGTTGTGCATACTCAATTACATATTTGTATGCGTCAGGGTCAGTTAATTTAATATGAGTTAATAATTCTTTAAAGGTTAGAGATTGACCAATACAATTAAAAATAACAGTATCTATACGTTGATACATTTCGTTGTTTGTTATCATTTTAATTTGGTCAATCAAGTTACTTGGAGCTTGTTCGACTCCTTCGGGTTTTTTGTGTAGTCCGACAATTTTATCAATTTCTTTCATTGACAAAAAATTTAATTTTGCGTCTTCGTTTAAATATTTTGCTAAATTTAATAGCCACGAAAATTGTGGGCAGTAGTGGCGATCCAGGTGCAAATAATTCTGAGCGAACCACTGAACTGTTGCTGGGTCAAGACTTGGATTATTTCTTATAGTATGTTGTATATATGTATTAATTCCCGATATTAATCTGTCCTGAGGATTTCTTAAAATTACATCAATTTGATTAATCTTAGAAATTTGTTGATTAATATAAATTCTCCAATTGTTTGTTTTTCTTGCGGACAAAAAACTGCTATGTCCATTTTTAAAAATAACATAAACATACCGCTGTGACGGCATAACTTCTAATACCTCACAGCGGTCTGGGAACAACGTTCTATCTAAATGCGATAACATTAATTACTGCTTCTGACGTGCCCTGATCATAGCCAAGATGTCTTGAGCTTTATCTGTCGTTGCTGGTGCAGCCGCTACAGGAGCAGTTGCTACAGGTGGCTCTTCATCATCGAAGTCACTTACAGGTGCCGGTGCTGGAGCACTAGCTACTTGTGGCGCTGGAGCTGTTACTGGTGCTGATTCTGTTGTAGAACCTGCTGGAGCATTAACACCTGCCGGGCGGAAATATTGACCCCAACGTTCTGTGTCATAGCTTTGACCATCAACTGATGCTTCAAACATTTCTTTGATAACTTTCAATTCAACGTCTGTTGGTTTCTTTGGCAAGAATGTTGACAAATCAAACAAACCATACTGTTCAACAGCAGCCTGTTCGGCTTCTGTTAGTGCTGTTTCTTTACGAGCCCACTTTGAACCTGAGTAGTCAGCAAAGCCACCTTTGGCAGTCTTGCTAATACGGAAATCCAGGCCACGCATCAAGTCTGTTGGCAATTCTTCCAACTCTGGATCCATCAGTGCCGATTTGATAGTGGTAAAAATCTGTGGACCGATGATAAATCTCCTTACTGGATTTGCTGGAGCCTTCTC